TTTCTGCTTCTGCTCATACCAATCCTGATCGAACGCAGAACGCCACGACCAGAACAGCGGCGTCCACTTCATCGCCTTTGTCGTCGCCTTGTTCCACAACGTTTCGAACAGGTCGCCCGAACCTTTCGCCGTGGAAAGCACAACGGCCTGACCGCCAACAGACGTGGCGGGCAGCATAGCCGCCCACGCTTCCTCCTGATCCTCTAGGCTGGCGAACTCGTCCGCAATCAGCAGAGACGTCGTACGGCCACGAGCGGCGTCCTTACGGGACGGCAGCGACGTGATCGTACTGTGATTCGTGAAAATCATCTTCTGTTCGTTATTCGACTTCACCTTAGGCAAACGTTCCTTCAGCCAGGCAGGCAGACGGCTGTAAGCAAACTTCGCCTTCGACAACAGGTAGACCGCTTCCTCACGGTTCCTGCTCAGGAACAGCACAGAATACGACGGCTGCAACAGGCAGCGGTACAAAGCCCACGCAGCGAACAGCGTAGAGAAACCAACCTGACGGGCCTTCAGAACAATGATGTCTTCGCCTGCCGCCAGATGGCGCACAGTCTCAGACTGAGAGTCACGCAAGACAAACGGCAGTTCCGTGTCGGCGTGTTGAATCTTCACAAACGTCCGTGCGAAATATGCAAACCCTGTTCGCAAATCCACGGACCCGTTGTGACCAAACGCCTGACGAAACTGCCGTTCACGTAGGATCAACTCTTTACGAGTCGCCATTATCCAATTCTTCTAGATCATTAGCATTAAAGATTTCTGCCGCTTCCTCATCCCACTCAGCCTGCCACGCCTCCTGCAATTCTTCATCCGACAATTCTTCAATGTCAGTGTACGAAACAACCTTCTCCGTCACCCGACGATCAACCAGCAGGCCAGCATACTTCAAGAACAACTCTTGCTGCTTCGCCTGTCCCTGCAACGCCTGTTCAACAATCACGTCCAGAACCATGCGCACACGCTCAGGACCGCCGACCGCCTCATCGACAATCTCTTGCGCCCGCTGGCGAACCTCGGGCCGCTGGCGCCAACGGTACAACGTTGGCTGCGAAACGCCCAACTCGGTAGCCAAATCCTCAAATCTACGTGGCTTGCGATCCACCTGCGGTGTCGCAAGCCAAGCGGCGAAACGTTCCTGGTTCGGGGTTAGATCATCGACCACAGCACAACCTCTCATAAGATAGTTCCGAAACGTTCATTCGTAACACTCCCGTAACATAAAAGTGCGTTGTCCCAGCAAAATACTTTGACGTCCAAGTATCGTGAACGCTTGGGGGGGAGTAAGAGGGGGGGACAGGGAAACTACGGCTAGGACAGTCCTGAGGATGAGCCACCAAAGCGAATCCGAAGGACGTGATGAAGTAAGTAGATAATGAGTTAAGGACAACTAGGTTCGGCCTAAAGCCGACCTAGTTGGTCAGGAATCACGAAGCCCGTTCCGTACAGCGGAACGGGCCTTTGTCATTCTAGACGGCTGTGACAGCCCAGGGGATGCACAACCTCTCACCACCAACTGCGCCATTTCACCGCTACCAAACTCGTTGGATTGCGAATAACATTCGCACACTTCTTAACATTCTATAAATATATGACTGAGACTCCTGAAAAAACTAGAGCCACCCCACACGCACCTGTACCAACATGTAATATGGATTCCTTTATGCACGCTATACCCACCCCCCCCACCGTCCCCCCACCTGCGAATACCATTGGGGGAATATGGCAAGCGGTCACTTCGGATATTCATTAACGTAAGCGCACACTTATGTAATGCGCAGTAATGAGAATGGTTCTCATTATGGCAGGTGTGCTTGGTGTACCACGCAGGCGCTTGGCTTACCACGCACGGCGGGGACAACGGGCACGATCGGGACCATACAAGTACGATACAAGTGGCCGACCAATGGCATTCGGCAGTGCCAGTAAGGGATTACAGACTTACGGTGTAAGGGTGACAGGGCGCCTTTACGGTACGGTGCGTCTCGTTATTACCCGTCTCTCGCTGTCTTCGCATGACGTCAGGCTGTACCCGTTGCCCGTGATTCGGGCGTCATTTCGCCCGTGCTGGCCGCAATGGCTAATCCTGGTACGTGATAGCCAAACGGTACTTGCGGCGGCGACAGGGACAGTGAGAGGGTTTAGCGGCGATCGTATGCTTTAGAGACGGGTCGGATCGGGCACGATCGGGCACAGTGTTACGTGATTACATGCCGAAAGTGTGACGGTTGTCACTAGTTCACCTGTCGAACGATGTTCAAACGCCTTTATTGACAGTGTGACAGTACGGAATGACCAGGCTGTAAGTGTGACGTTTGTCACTTGTGACGGACGTCACAGTGTTCGTTGGCAGTGCCAACAGTCTTATTGACGCCCGTGTCAATAAGCATTGTCCCTGGTAGATTGCCATATCCTTGCTGACTGGCTAGTCAGTCAATAGGCATTGTCCCTGGTAGATGGCACTATTTGACAGGGTGACTACGATGCAAGCGTGCTCGCCGATCGGCGGCGGGACACGGCGAAAGGTATTCGGATCATGGGAGCACCTAAAGCACGGGAAATCCGCAGGGACGGCGGACAATGGCAGGCGTTCCACTACGGCGAATGGCGGGACGTTGCGTTGTGGCAACTACAGAATTCGGAACTACGGCGTGCGGCCATGATTGTCTTTCCAGACGTCAAGGGCAACCTATGGATGAGTGTTAGCAAGCGTGAGACGTTGGCCGCCGTAGAGTCTGGCACCCTGCCCGAAAGCATCGGGACAACGGTCCACAACGGTCCAGACAATTCGCAGGCGTTGTGCGATGCTCAGGACGAAATCGCACGGTTGCGGGATGCGCTGGCCGCTGCAGCATCGGGACCAGACCCGACGTTTCCCGTGCCCGTCCCGCCGCCGTCCGAGACGGTCCGACATGCGGCGTTTGACCAGGTGTTTGCGTTGTGCGCACTGGGATTGAATGTCTATCTGGTCGGTCCCGCAGGGACGGGTAAGACAACGTTGGCCGCACAAGTAGCGACGGCCCTGGGGCGCCCGTTCGGTACCCTTTCATGTCACGCCCAAATGACGGGCACGGCGTTGTTCGGGTATATGGATGCGCAGGGACGCTACGTTTCGACCGATTATCGCCGTATGACAACGGGCGACGGTTCGGACAATGGTGCGGGTGTCTTTCTCATGGATGAGATCGATAACGGTAATCCGAACATCATTGCGGCCATGAATGCTGGACTGGCAAATGGTCATATTTCGTTTCCAGACGGTTTGCGTTCGGTCCATTCGGATCACGTATTCATCGCATCGGCGAACACGTACGGGACGGGTCCGACTGCGCAGTACGTTGGCCGCACGGCGCTAGATGCGGCGACAAAGGACCGTTTCGTTACGGTGGAGATTGACTACGATCGCACGCTGGAAATGACCCTAGCGTCACGCTACGGTTCTAAGGGTGCCGATTGGTGCAAGCGGATTCACGCTTATCGGGACGCTGCACAAGAGGCTAACCTAAAGGTGATCCTTTCAACACGGGCGATTATTGACGGCGCCCGTATGCTGGCCGCTGGAATGTCAATCGCTACGGTGGAGACGCAACGGGTATTTGCGGGATGGCAGTCCGACCAGGTTTCTAAGGTTCGGGCAGGCTATCGGGCCGCTAAGCGTGAGACGCCCGCCGAGACGCCCGCCGAGACGCCCGCACAATGGCGCACGATCACAAGCGATTACGCTGGCAAGTGCGCCGTTTGCGCCCGCCCGTATGAGTCGGGCGACAGGGTTTCGTATAACCCTCTCGGCGAGCGTGGCCGTAAGGTTCGTCATATCTCGTGCGGGACGGTTTGAGCGATGACAACGCATCGGGTCAACTACGATTCACTTTATGCGCTCATCGCCGCTGCAGAGTCCGAGACGGCGCAATCGCATTACCGTTCATCCCGCACGAATAGCGGTACGTTTGCGGGATGCGATACGTTCGCCGATGCGGCCACCCTTGCCCGTAAAGGGTGGTCGGTCGGTCGGGATGAGTCCGAGCGTATCGGCGAGACGGTTCGGGCAAGGGTTACTGACGCCCTGCCGCCCGCTAACGTTTGCTACCATGACGTTTCGGGCGCAAGTGTCGATATCGGCGAATTTCTGGCGGGCGTGCCCGAATGCATGATTGACTTTCGGGCGGACGAAGTACGGGCGCCCGTTGTGACGATTCTTATTAACGGGACGGTTGCGGCGAACATTTCGACCGACCGTATCGTTAAGCGAGGGATCGCTATTACGGCGCTAGTTGAGTCTCTAGCGATTCTGCAGCGGTCCGCCGTGATCTTTAGCGAGGTTACGGTAACGTCGGGCAAGGATTCCGTTAGCATTCTGACGAACCTTAAGGGTGCGTCGGATGCTCTGGACATTGACGCCGTTATGTTCGGTATCGCCCATCCCGCAATGTTGCGCCGTTTGTATTTCGGTGCTTATGAGAACACGGCGCCCGCCGCCATGCAAGAGCGCATCGGATACGGGTACGGGCGTCCCGCTACGCTTACCCGTACCGCCGAGGTTGGGGCGACGGTAGTTATCGACCCGATCGCCAGTAGCGGCGAGGTTAATGCGATGGAGAATGACCCCGCACAATGGGTTATCGACACCCTTAGGAAGATAGGAGCACTTTCAAATGACGATTGATAATGAGATTCGGGCGGCTGTAGACAACGCTACAGCCGCCGCTGTCAGAATGTTAGGCGAGCCTAACGCTGCAGCACGGTCCATGATGACCGCCCGCCGTACCGTAATCGTCCCTGAGACGCCCCTAGACGGCGCTAGGACGGTCGGTAACAGTCGGTCCCTGGTATCGGCCGCTACCCTCGCCGATGCAACCTACCTCGCCGATACGGCGCACGCCGCTAGCAAGGTTCGGGCAACGTTCGCCGTCATCGCCGCTAGCGGTGGGTTTGACGTTGTGCCTGCCTGGTCAGTCCCGACTAACGCCGTGCTGTATCGCACGGGGAATTGAGTATCACAATGGATAACGAATACAACGATCCCGCCGCCGATGAACGGGCCGATGAGAATAACCTTAGGCGAGCGGTGGAGCAATGGCGCAATGAGGTAAAGCCGTCCGACCTGCGTCCGTCAACCCCGCCTAACACTGTCAGTAAGGGGGAACGCCATTGGGCATGGCGTTAGGTATCGAATCGTAGGATGGGGCGCCCCTGCCGATCGGGGGCGCCCTTTCTTATTGCCCCTAGTGCTTGGTGAACCAAGCGTTTGCTTGGCATACCAAGCATAAGCCAGTGTGACATTTGTCACAAAGAAAGTCCTTGACCGCAATGGGCGGGCCGTGAGATGATTTGAGTATCGAAAGCGCCAACGGGGCGCCAGACGAAAGGGATTGCAAATGTCCGATTTCCAGGGTCCGAGCATCGCCGAGTTGGTGGATGCTGCGGTTGCGCAGTTGCCGAACGTCACGGCTGCGGCTGCTTCGTTCGGGGCGACGGGTGAGCAGATGGCGGCTGCGTCCGCTACCGCTTGGCTCACCGCCGTCACCGCCGCTGCGCCGCCCGAGGTTGTCCAGGGCGTCTTCGCCGCCGCTTCACTCATCACGGGACTGATCGTCATGGGCATGACCGACCCCGAGGCGGTCGGCCTGGTCGATCCGTTCGACGGTCTGGTCTGACTCTCTGCGGTCCAGCCGCCGCCGATCGGCGGTTGGGCCAATTGGGAATCATGCCAAATCACAGAACCGAAACCCTAGAGAGGTTGAAGTCAAATGACTAAGAAAGACTATGAATTGATCGCACACACGCTGCGCAATCTCGGTCACCAAACCCACAATTGGCAGGCCGTTGCCCTGTCCGCCCGCCATTTGGCAATGGCGTTCACCGTCGCCAATGAGCGATTCCGCCCGCACACGTTCTACATTGCGTGCGGACTGGCGTTGGACGGGACTCCCCGATGATCGACGCCTTCATCCTCGTTTACCATTGGCTCACGTTGCGAGCCTACCGAAAGGGGCGGTGACGATGGCTAAGACACGCACGGTCGTTGAGCATCGGGCCATCCTGTTTGGTCGGGATGGGCAGAGGTTCGGCCCCACGTCGCCGTCACGCACGGAGAATTACAATCATCTGCGGGGCGATCCCCGCTGGAAGATTGAGCGCCGCACAGTCACAATCACAACCTCTGAATGGGAGGCCGACGATGTTTCCACCTGACGTCGATCAGTGTTGCGCCTATCGTGGCGTTGCCACTCATGCGTGGTACGTGCTCACCCTCCATCATGGTCGTTTCGTCTACGTTGGCGGCAATGACGAATACGCATTGGCAATGGCGGCGACAACCGCCCGTCTGAAGGGATGGATTCTCTAATGGATTTCGGTGGAATGGTTCTGGTCATCCTCCTGTTCGCTTTGTTCGCAGTGTTCATCTGCGTGCTTTGCGAATTGTGGGAGAGGCGTCAGGCCCGCAAGCATGACGGCTCTTATTGGGCGCAGTATACCGATCACGACGAATGGGAAGGTCCGTACTGAAATGGCATACTCAATCCTGATTCACGATGACACTGTGGCTTTGGGTGACCAGGCTGCACTGTTGAAGCACCTTATTCGTAGCGCCCCACGGGGTACGGTGGTCGTGCGCACGAATGACGGTCAGTCCGTGCTAATGCGATTCCCTTTGGTCGCCGCCAACAGCGGGCGACTGTTCCTCACCTACAAGAGCAATCTTGTGTACGCTGACGATATTCAATTCATCGAAGCGTACGACCCGCATCCCGATTTCGACCCCGAGGGTGTGTGATGAATCCCTATATCAGTCGCATCATTTGGCAGCGTCGGGCATTAGGTATTGTCTGGACGTTCCGCCTTACTTGGAAGGCGTCAACGTGGCGCAAGTTGTGCTGGCCCATGCCAGTCAACCTTAGGCGGGAGGATTCCGAATGATCTTCGTTCTGTTCTCTGTCGCCTTCATCGTCGGCTCATTGTACCTAATCCGCCGTGCCTATTGGAACGGTTGGAACGATGGCGTCAATGAGATTGACGAGGAATTGACCCGATCAATGCCAGGCTACGTGTCGCCTATTAATTGGAAAGACAAGCCATGATTAGGCGCATTAGACGCTGGTTCCGCCCCATTGGCATTACGTCACAGTACGTCGATGCCAGGACGATCTACCACACCTTCACCTGATCGGTGAACAATGCCGCTGACCTGGTGCTTCACACTGGTTCGGCGGCGTTGTGCTACACTACATAAGTGTTATGTCGTAACGTACGTCTCGTCCAACCCTTTCGGGTTGTCCTCGCCGTACTGAAGTAACGTAATAAGTTCGTTAGGTTGTTAAAGTTCCGAAGTTTACTAGAGATGGTAGATGGCACAATGGACGTGACGAAACTTGTAAAGCCTTACGAGTTTACGGAATCGGGAGTCGGGTGCGAAGCGCACGGCGACCCAAACTGTCTGTGCGATGTTGAAATCAAAGAGACAGTGGAATGCAAGCATTCACTAGGCGAGCATGATAAAGCAATCCTGTTCTCCCGAACGGTTGCAGATCATATCAATGTCCGTGACGACTTTGCTGCGCATATGGCATTAGTGCTAGGGCTGTACGATGGTGCTGCGAAAACGTTTCGTGGTACCGCCATCCTAGATACTGCGGCGGCGACAGTAGCGCAAGATGATTACCGTGAATGGCACGGTGACCGTCGCCAATTCCACGCCACGCCATATCAAGAGGAATGGATGCGTAAGAACATTCCGATTGGTCAGGCTGCGTTCATCGTAGATCAATCACCCGAGACGGTACGTCAATGGCGTAAAGCCAATGGGGTTGTCGTTGACTTGGGTTTGTCAGACTTCCAACGGTCGAACGCCACACCTTCACGCAAGAACCTTCGTTCACCCCGCAAAGGTCAATTCAAGATCAATCAGAATGACCCTGCAGTGCGGGCCGTGCTAGAGGATCGCACGCTCACCATCATCGAAGCAGGCGAGCGATTGGGCTGCGACAAGGGCGTCGTGTACCGTGCCCGCAAGGCATTGGGCATTGCCAGCCTGCCGAAGTCAGGCAAGCGTGGCACCGTCAAGTGGGATGACCCTGACGTGATTGCCATTCTGGATGGCGGCATGACCGAACGGGAGGCGGCTGCTGCTCTTGGCTGCTCGCCGTCGCAGATCAACCGCAAACGCCATGCTCGTGACTAGAATGCGAACCAGTGAGAATCGAATCAGGTGACGACGGGATCACGAGGGTCTACTTCAGACAGTCGTGGATCAACAACTTCCTGCTCTGCAATGACAGAGCACGGCTAGACGTCGAATCCGACGAGACGAACGAGGCTGCTGCTCTCGGCACGTCATGGCATGGTGGCATTGAGGCTGCGCTACGAGGCGAGGCCGACACGCCTAGTCAGGTGGCCGAGGCATCTATTGGAGTGCTGCAAGCGTTAGAACATACGTTTGAGTATGATGACCTGACCCACGACAAGGCGTGCCAACATCTGCGGCATTGGTCAAAGATGTTGCGCACGCAACCTGAGTTCGTGTCGCTGTATGACAATCCCGATCGGCTCATCGAACAAGCCTTCGAAGTCCACTTGGATACGATGGGCGATGTCGAGTTGTATTTGGTTGGCACCATCGACGCCATTGACAATCCGACATGCGTGATTGATTGGAAGACTTCAAGTCGCAAATACCAGCGTTGGGAAAAACAACGTTGGGCTGTCCAACCAACTGTGTATGCTGAAGCATGTCGGCAAATGGGTTGGGTCAATGATGAAAAGGTAGACTTCAGATTCGTTGTCTTCGAACGCAACCTTGCAAGAGATGCGCCCGAGACGATCAGAGTGACCCGAGGCCCAGGCCACACGGCATGGTTGACAAGAATGCTGTGGCGTGCCTATGATCTACGTCAACTGGACACTTGGCCCCTCAACGATCAACACGCCTTGTGCTCAGAGAAATGGTGCCCTGCCTGGTCACAGTGCAAGGGTTTGTATGTCCGATCAGACTTTAACGCATAGGAGTAACCGTGCCCGCTGTCCCAGCCGAAGCCACCATTGAAGGTGACCGTCTCACAGTGACATTCGAACGCCAGATCGGTGAGTATGCCGATCACACAACCGTTCGTGCCCACGTTGGCGTCACCCTTGCCCCAGCCGCCGAAGACGAGTCGGTCGTGGAATACCAGGAGCGGGTCGCTAAGGCGATCGCAGGTCTGGCATTGCCATTGAAGGAAGCCGTCTATACCGAGTTGGGTATCGAATACGAGTTCGATGGCGACGGGTACGTGCATGAGCACGTCAAGCCTGTGACCCAGCGTGTCACGCCTAGCGCCCCTAGCGCCCCACAGGCGCCCTCAGGCGCCCCTGTGCGTAGCAACAGCAAGGTCAAGGTCATGGAGAAGGATGCCCCGACCGCCGCTGAAGGCAAGAAGTACGGGCGCATCGACCCCGCTACCGCTAAGCCGTGGGTTGATCCTGCCGCCATCGCCGCCGCCGAGGCGGGTGGCGCCGATACCCTTTGGACTGGTGTGACCAACGGTCGCCGCTGGTACCGTTTCAACGACGAGTTGTGGAACAAGCCTCAGGATGAGGCGCCCGCCACGCCCGCTGACGACGAACCGTTCTGATGGATGCGCTTGACCTGGCGCTAACCTCAACAACATACCGTCACTACAAGCCGCTACGTGATGCGGCCGATGAGTATGTCTATTGGGCGCAGCACCCTGACGAGCGTGTGTATCTTGGAATCCCACAGTTGGATCGTGCCATGCGTGGCACAGCCCCCCGCCAACTGACAGGTGTGGTCGGGTATACGCACAGCGGTAAGACGCTGCTGCTTACCCATATGGCATTGCATAACCCTGATCGTGGGATCGTCTGGTTTGCGCCAGACGAATCCCGCATGGCGATGATCGTCAAGTTGACGGCTGCCCGTGTCGGCAGGTCTGCCCGAGAAATCGAAGCGGACCTGATGGACGAGGCCACCGAAAAGGCTGCACGAGCATTGCTGTACGAGACGGCTGAAGCGTTGCCCAACCTGTTTGTCATTGAAGAAAACCTGCCGCTATGGGACATGGCAGAGGCGTGCGAAGAATATCAACAGGCGACAGGCCGCAAGGTTGACGCAGTGGTATTCGATTTCGCACGGCTGCTGAAAGTCGAAGGCGATGAGCGGGCAAAGTTGGAAGCCCTGAAGTATTGGACTAACGACCACAACCTGCCCATGTTTGTGATTCACCAAACGTCCCGCACGTCGGGCCGTGACGGTGAGCGCATCACGCTAGAGTCAGGTGCCTACGGTGGTGAAGACATCTTCACCCATATGATCGGCGTCCGTCGCAAGTACCGTTTCTATGAGTCAATGGCAAACGATCTTGAAAAGGCGATGGCCCGCATGGAGCCAGGCCCGAAGTTGGATGCGATGCGTGAAGTATGGGGTGAGGCGGTGACAGAAGCGGAAGTCAACCGCAATAAGATTACTTTCAACCTTGTGAAAAACAAGGTGCCGCCGTCAGAATTGGTTGACGAGTTTGACTTGACAATCGACACGGCTTGCGGTAGGCTACTTGCATCCCAGCCGAGCCCGATGGCACGGCAATACTTTGGAGGATGAGATGTTCGAAGATGAGATGGTTGAGGCCGTCAAGGATCACCTGATTGGGTCGGCGCACGATTCGCTGCGCACGCTTGACAACGATCCGCTGCTCGCCGCCACGGCGAATCTGCGTGGCAACGTTGTCATCGCCGCTCTGGCCGCTACGCTAGAGATGTTCGTGGCGGTGGGCAAGGTTGAGCCCGAGGTTGCCCACCGTCTCGTGCAGAGCACGTCCCTGATTAGCCGTGTGCTGCACGATGATGAGTCAGTCATTGACTGAATCATTTAAGAGGTTCTATAACCTCTTTGAAGGCAACCCTGATGCGTACGGGGCGGACACTGAGCATGGTGTCCGCTGCGTACGTGACAAAGCCATTCTTGGCGTACACGATCACCTAATCAATGGAACGTCGGCGGGTGTCTACCCGATGTATCGTGACATGGTTAGGTGGGGATGCTCTGACATTGACAATGGTTCTTGGGCTGATGCCAACAATCTGAGGCTAGTGTTAGAGCGCATGGAGTTGCACCCATATGTAGAACTTAGCCGATCTAAAGGGTATCACGTATGGGTGTTCGGCAATGATTGGATGCCCGCTTGGGTGATGCGCAGAGCATTCTTGTTTGCGCATTACGTGACGGACCAACTAGATACGCCAGTACCGCCAACCGAAATCAACCCTAAGGCTGAGTGGTTGGAAGGCGACAAACTAGGCAACTTTGTTAGACTACCTTATGTTGGAGGAATGGCAGACGGCAATGGCCGCCGAACAATGCTGGACGTGCGGGGGAATCCCGTAAGTCTAGAGACATTCCTTGATACCGTACATGTTGTGGACGAAGCCACAGTAAGGCGTTGGGCGGACAGATATAGTCCGCCCAAACGCCGCCTGTCTGAATGGCAGGAATCGTCTGCCGCTGCCAAAGAACTAGCGAAGCGTCTCAATGGTTTGGGCTATATCATCTTTCGGGATGGTCCCGACCCTGACATTGATCCCCGTCGCAGTAACACTATGGCAAGGTTGGCCCGAGAGTGCTGTCGCTCAGGGTTGACTAAAGGTGAGGCGATGGTGCTGATCGCAGATTTGGATGAGCGTCTAGAGAAATGGACTGGAAGGTCCGAAGATCAAACTGCCGCTGCACGCAAGTCGTGCGTCGAATGGGGATACAACAATGCCTGATCCGCATTTGCAAGTCTATGGTTTCCCTGCCCGCAGCAAACAGCGTCCTTTCGTGGGGAGCAGGGGGGCCTTTACCCCTGCTCGCACTCTGGAATTTGAGCGTAAGGTCGCTGAAGGATGGACGGGTCCACAGTTTGACGGTCCTGTATATATGATTGTGAATCTGCTTCACGATTCTTTCACGGTTGAGGTTGGGCCATGCCCACTAGACAAACGCCCTGTACGTGGTGACGCAGACAACTATCTAAAAGCCATTGGGGACGGACTCAACAAGATCGCCTTCAGGGATGACAAGCAAGTTGTCCTGATCGTGTGTGCTCTTGACACGCAGCCCGAATTGCTGCTACAATTGTCTGAAGCACTAAGAGAAAGATGATCCGATGGCAGGCTGGCTAAAGTGCCCAGTATGCGAAGACCCCTATGAGTTCGATCCATTGTTTGATGGACCGAGAGACGAGTACGGCCGAGGGACGTCCGAGTTCCCGTGCCTTAACTGTTGGAGTGAAGATGACGAGTTGCAAGTACCCACCGTACGCCCTGAAGCACCCCGAGTTGTGCCAGGCGCCGACGACGCCGCCCACGACCGTTGTGGTGGTTACCACGACGACCCCGACCCCGACGACGACTGGTACGCCAACGAGCGTGCCCACCGTTACGACAATCCAATCACAGATTGACACGCAGGTTCTTGCTGCTGTCGTGACGCCGAGCACAAGCCCGCCATCCCACGGCTACAGCGGCGGACTACCCGCCACGGGTGCCGCTACAGGCGGACTGATCGCCCTGGCTGTCATCGCCGTAGCCGCAGGCCGTGGCTGCCGCAGACTGGCGCACTGGGGAACCTGATGCGCCCCATTTGGGCAGTTTGGTGGTGCCCTGTGTGCAAGAAAGAAGAACGCCAACCCCGAGGGGTGACAGGTGTGGC